CAGATTGTTTTTAAGTTTTAATATAAGATTATCATTTGCTTTCTTAATGGCTTGTAAACGCTTAACCTCTTCATCTATTCTAGCATTAAAAGACTCTCTTTGCTTAATAACTTCAACGTAAGCAATACTCTTTACTTCTAACTCTGATTTATTGATTGTTAAAGCACTTTCTAACTCAGGTGTTAGTTCACCTTCTGCTTGTTCTATTTGAGAAATTAGATCTAAATATTCCTCTTTGATTATGTATAAACTCTTTTCCATTACTTTTGATTTTCTTCTATTAATACTTCTTTAATTGTTGTCAACATATGTACTATGTTTTCTTCTGAAAGGCTGTGTAGCTCTTTCTTTTCAATCATTTCTAACCAGCGGTTAATGATTGCAACTGGTAATTCATTCTGCATAACTATTTATTTAAATTTATTAGTATCTCTTCTAATAAGGCACACTCTAAATATGCCTGTTCTTGTTCGCTTACTTCGTGGTAAATATCTTCGTTTCTCATCCTAACACTTCTTTACATTCTAACTCTTGTTGTGGTGTCAAAGTATAGCTATCTTTTAACTTAGCATACAACTCAACTTCTCCATTTATCATACGTTCGATTGCTGAACTAAATGCTTTATCTGAAAGTGTTGGTTTTTTAGCTGGCATAACTTTACTTGCTGTATTTGCATCATCATCCTCAGCTTGCAAACTCATAAGGCTTTGTAAAGTGTACCTTCTAAAATACGTTATTTGACTACCTTGTTGCTGACTATTTAGATTAGCATCTAATGTTAATATACTTTCAATCTTTTCACCGCTCTCAATATCTATTATCTGCGTAACTACTTTACCATTAATAACAGGTTGTAATAGTAGTAAACCATTGTCTAATAGAATTGGCTCAACCGCTTCAATCAACGCGTTTATATCTGCGTAATTGTTTTTAAAATGTGGATTTTTTGCATTCTTAGAAACCTTGCCAATTTGTTTTTTTGCTTCTAATAACTTTTGATAAATTTTCATAACTTTTGATTTTAAAATGTGCGTTAACCAAGTCGCACCCCTTGTTATTGATTAATCTAATATTATATATTTATTTATTTCTAATTGTGATATTGGAAAATATCTCATTTGCATTTGAGAATATCTGTAATATCTAATACCTGTTTTTGTCATTTTAGTATAGATATTAAAAACTTTTCCGTTTTCGTATCTAATTTGTGTTGCTGTTGCTTCCATATCTTTTCGTATTTCTTTCTACAAAGATACAAATAAATTACACTTATACAAACTAAATGTAATTTATTTTAATGTTTTTTAGTTAAGATTTTATATTCCTCAATCATTTCTTTTAATTCTACAATATCGAATTGTCTATTTTGGTGTGCTTTACGCTCTAAATCTTCAAATTCTTCTAAGCCTATTTTATCAATTAAATATTTTCTATACTCTAAAAGTGATCCACCATTATATTGGTTGCATCTGATGCATTGACTATTAATATTTCTTAAATCAAACCTTACACTCGGATAGTTACCAACTGAAAAAAAATGTCCAGCATCACATTTTCCATTAAATGACTTGTTACAACTTATACAAAAGTTACCATCTCTTTGCCTTACATACCTATTCACTAATTGTTGAAGTATCTTTATGTAATCCGATTTAGTAAGTAAGTCGCTTTTCATTTTCGCTTTACGTTGTTTCCATTCTTTATCCTTTTGTTTGTCGCTTTTCTCTTTTGCTAATAAGTTGGCACATTCGTATGAACAAACTATTGCGGTTGTTCTAATTGGATAAAATAGCGTTTCGCAGTATCTACATTTCTTTTGCTTTATGTTTACATTCATATTAAAATAGTTTTTGTTGGCTTGTATGGTTTGTTATTCTCTCTATTGCTTTATCAAAATACTCTTTATCTAATTCGCAAGCTGTTAAATCGAATCCGTAATCGTGGCAAGCTATTGCAATACTTCCACTTCCTAAATGTGTATCAAGTATTTTGTCGTTTTCTTTTGCGTAATTATCTAATAACCATTGGTATAATTTAATTGGCTTTTGTGTTGGATGAAATCTATTTAAATCAGTACTTGTACCTTCGTATAGCCTTGCAACTGCATCAAATGAAGTCCAAGCAAACTCTATTCTGCTAAATGTAGGCATATATTGTTTTTTATCCCAACAAATAATGCCACGTGTACTTGGTAAAAATTCTAAATAATAATTAGCACCCCATATAATTTGATTTTTTGATACTCTAAAAACTTCTTCAAAGTATTTTTTATCAGGTATTTCATTATCCCATTGTGAACTATTCTCATATAATACTGCAAACTTTGTATTTTTATGTTTACCTCCTCTTTGTGATAATCTTTTACCTAAACCATAAGGCGGGTCTACAATAGCTAAATCAAAATAGTTATCAGGATAACGAGCCATTAACTGCATGTTATCGCAATTTTCAATGTATATCTTTTCTGTTACTTTCATATTAAATCTTTTATAAATTCTGCTTCATTGTCAGGAAAGTTAAGGTATATTCCGTACCTGTCCCCAAACTCAAAACAACCTATTATTAACTCGTTTAATTCATCTTTGCTCATATCTTTACAGCTTACACCTTCAAAGCCTACATACGTCTTTAAAACAGCATCTAAATCGTTTGTGCTTACGTTTGGTAGGTGTGATTGTAAAGTAGGTATAATATAACCTTTGTAAAATGTGATTAGCTTACTCATAATTTAGTCAATAAATTTTTAACTCTATTCTGATGGTATCTGTTATCATTTTCAAGATGAGCAATCTTTTTTAAAAATTCTTTTTGTTGTTCTTCTAATTCTACTATTCGCAAATGTAGCTCTATTCTTTCGTTGTTTCTTTCTATTAAATACCTTTTAAGTATTAAATTCTTATGTTCTAATTCAACTATTTTTTCTTTATCGTTCATATTATTTTATTTAAAATGGTGCGTCAAATTCCGTGTTAGGTTGCATACTAAAAGATATTTCTTCTTCTTCAATTATATTTTCATATCTCGTTAAATCAAAATTATCTGGTGCACTTCCATCAACATAATACCTACCTGTTGGTATATGATAGTTAAATTTTACAACGCTTCCTATTTCACCTTGAAAATCAAACTTAGTTTTTTGATTTGAAAATAATGTATAACCATTTTCGCCACTCTCTTTATTTTCCCAAACTCTATAAATTGTCGCTCCGTTGTGTGTTTGGTTTTTAAAATCTGCTGAACCGCTCACATCGTATAAAGTAGGCATTTCATAATTTATTCCGTTAGCTTCTTTTTTCATCTTAGTAGGATGTGCAACTAAAAATATATGTACGTTGTTTCTTTGGCAAAACATTGTAAGCCTCGTTAAAATAGCATCAATACCTTCTTTGCCACCTAATCCTTTTGGCATAGATACTTTATTCCACGCATCAATAATAAACATATTAATACCATAGGTATATAATTGCTCAGTCATTTTGTTAAGTAACCAATCCCAATCACCAGAATCATTTTGTTCTTGTGTAGTATAGTATATCTTTTCTTTTGACCAATTAGTATATCTGTAAATATCTGTATCTGTTAATTTATTTTCACCAAAGAAAGGCTTTCCAACAGCTAAACGTATATGTTTAGATATATACATTTCTAAAGGCATATGCTCAGGTGAATAAATACTTGCTTTAAAGTTGTTTTCTTGTATTAAATTTAACATATACCAATCTAAAAAACTTGATTTTCCGTGCGATGGAATACCTGTCATTGTTGTTAATTGTCCCATCATTATAGAAAAATTATCTTTTAGATTACCAAAACACGCTTTTTTAGGTGAAATAGTATCTGGCACACCTTGTTCGTGTAGTCTTAAAACGTGGTCCAACATATCAAAAGACGTAAACGTACCTCCTATATTAAAATGCTTCTTATTGTTTATTACGTCTAATAAAACACCGCTTTTTAAGTCATCGTTTGCATCTTTACCTTTGAACTCAATATACTTGCATCTGTATCTTCCTAATCTTTGAGCAATTTTATCTCTTATTTCAATCCCTTTCTCATCATTATCAGTTGCGATTATAAAGTTTTTAATGCCTTTTAAATACATTTCAGAATTAATCCAATACTCATCATTATCATTCGCTCCATTTGGTAAGCTAACAGCGTTTTTTATTCCTACTTCATACAAAGCAAGTACATCAAACTCACCCTCGCAAATATATGCAGTATCTTCACCTATAATTGAGTTGATATTATACAAAATAGGTTTACCACCTTTTACTTGTGTAAAGTCTTTGTTTGCACTTCTATACTTCTTGTTAACCAAATTTTCACCCTCAAAGTAATTGAATACAATATTATTCATTTCCTTTTGCTTCGCTGGTTGGTATTGCATTTCTTCTGTAATACCAAATTGGTTAAGCGTATTTTGGCTTATATTTCTTTCCTTCCAAATAAACTGAACTAACTTATCCGAAAGGTTAGTGTAATTTTGCCATTTGTTATCTAAAATTGTGTAGTGCTTTTTTTTGCTTTTAAAAGTACTTTCTTCTTTAAATGATAGTACACCACAATTATAACACTTTGCGAAGCCTGTATCAAACCAAACAGCTAAACAAGGGTCTTTCTTTTTCTTTCTGCTTTCTGAACATACAGGGCAGGTTGTCTTTTTAAATCCAGAGTGATTACCTCGTACTTGGATTAAATCAAAATTAAAAAATTCGTGCATAACTTAAAATTTACCTGTTAATCGTTTTATTACATCTTCAGATGATGTACTTGTTGCGTTTGTTTCTTGCTTTTGTTTCAACTCATCATTCCAACATTCACCATTTAACCAAGTCAAAGGATTTTTTCTATATTGAATATCTGGTTTAGATTTAATATAAATTGGTAAAGCAACTTTTATTTCTTCAATCTGAACCAAAGATAGTTTTTCATACTTTTCCTTGCATTTCTTTTTATCAGATTTCTTATCATATAAATCCCAAAACTCATCAAAAGAATATATATTGTTTATTTGTTCTATTGTTATATTGTTATTAGGTTTATCTATACATACAATGTCGTGGACTTGCTTTTGACTATGCGTTTGCATTGCTTTGTCGAGTGCTTTTGTATTTGCTTTTGTATTTTTTACAATAGCAATAACGTTGCTTGAATATTGATTTTTTGATTTTTGTATCAAAGTAATAAACCCCCATTCAATTAAATCATTCAATGTATTTGAGTAGGTACGATAGTTTTTAATTCCAATAGCATCTTTTGTCATTTCCATTGGTAATCCAAACTTTTCTTTCCAGCCTAATCTATTGCAATGTTCAATAATAAAAAAATACATTGCTGTATGGTTTGGTGAAATTTTTTCTGGGTTTTCAAAACACCAATTAAACCAATTTCGAGATAATTCATAGCTATTCATAATCACTTCATTTTAGCTTGAACGTGAAGTAATGCACCTATCAACTTATGTAGTTCGGTTTTGGTTAGGTTTACTTGAGCATCGCTCCAATCTTTTCTTCCACTAATAGAAAGCTCAACAAACTTAATGTTGTTAAATTCGTTTTCGTGTTCAATAATTCCAAAGTAATTACCTTCAGCTAATTTCATTTTGTACTCCATAATTTA